CAGCGATTTAAATTTGCCAGAAGGTATGGAAGTCTATGTCGACATGGACGGTGTTGTTGCTGATTTCTTTGCAGAGTATGCTAAACTAGCAGGCGTCGAAAATGGTAGTTACAGAGATATTCCCCCTGCTAAAGTAGATCCCACACTTGATAAAATGGTAGGTACAGATTTCTTCGCAAGATTACCTAAGTTTCCTACAGCAGATAAACTGTTAGACATTGTCGTAGATGCTGCTGGTTCATACAATATCTGCTCTAGTCCGTTGCGCGGTGATCATGAAGGCTCAGCAAAGTACAAAAACATTTGGATTAAGAAACATCTCAATCCTCAACCCAAACACATCTATATTGTTGCTAACAAAGCCAAGTATGCTAAAAGCAGCAACGGAATGCCTAATGTATTAATTGACGACAGAGGCAGTAACATCTCAGCTTGGGAAGCCGCGGGCGGTATTGGCATCAAATATCAAGCAGACGAAGACAGTCTTAAAGTTGTACTTGAAGGACTTAAACGTGCTCGTCGTGTAGCCCAAGGTGAACAAGAACACGACCCGCAAAAATTATCTAGTTTAGATAGAGGTAAGATGATTGCTGTACACTCTAGCGGTGACAAGGACGAAAGCATTAATTCAGAAAATTTTGCCGATGGCAAGAAGCCTGGACGCAAAGGCCTAGCGAAACGTTCAGGAGTTAATACTAAAGCCAGTGTAAGCAGCCTGCGTAACACGGCTAAACACAGTACTGGCGAGAAAGCTCGTATGGCACATTGGCTAGCTAACATGAAAGCTGGTAAAGCCAAGCATAAATAATACATTATGAAAATACGCGATATTTTAGAATCTGCGACAGCCGGAGCAACAAGTTCAGCTAATGTTGGAACTGTTGTAAGCCCACATCTTGCAATAGGTAAAGATCGCGGTAAAAAATCTTACACAGGAAGCCCAGGAAAAAGCGGTACTAAAGCACCAGCTGTTCCTAAGGTAAAACAAGCTAAGAATCCCGATGGTACAGCCAAAAACGCACTGGATATTAAGACTAATATTTTCGGTGGTGGCTCTGCACTCAAAAGATAAATACAATATGGACCTTTAAAACCAAGGAATTTAAAATGGACTTCAAATCATTAATTACTAAAATCAGCTCAATGGACGATAAAATCGAAGCCGTTGCAGCTCCAGAATTACCAAAAAACGTACAGCTCAACGAAGATGCTGAACTACGTATTTTAAGCGGACGCACAACCTACGTTGCTGAAGCAAAGAAAAAAGAAGAAGCTGACAAGAAAGAAAAAGCTGAGAAGAAAGACGAAGTTAAAGAAGAAATGAAAGTCGGCGACAGCAAGAAAACTGCTAAAGGCGGTACAGTTACTAAAACTAAAACAGGTATCGTTCACAAAGCAGGTCCAGGAGTATACGGTGGATCCGATGACAAAGACACAGATCCAGATGCTGATGATGATGCACCAAAATCTAAAAAAGCCAAAAAAGAGTCCATCGATCCAGAAGTTTTTAAATCCAAATTCCTTAGAATGGTAGAAGCTAAAAAGGGTTCTAAGCCAGACTTTTTAGACATGGACAAAGACGGCGACAAGAAAGAACCAATGAAGAAAGCCGTTGCTGATAAAAAGAAAAATCCATTTGCTAAGAAAGAAAAAACTGAAGAGTCCGTTGTTAGTGAACTTTCAAAAGATACACTAAAGAGTTACAAAGCTAAAAATATGGATGCAGGTCGTTCGGCGATGATCAAAGGCGATGAAAAAACTCTTGCAAAACGTACAGCTGGCAAAGATGCTGTTGAAAAGAAACTTGCCAAGAAAGACGAAAGCAAGATGATGCCAAAGGGCAAGAAGCGTCCAGTTAAAGAATCAGTTGAGCCAACACTAACTTTCAAAGACATGGTTCGCCTTGTACAAGAAAGTGGCGGTCAACAACAGATCGATGCTGTTGATGTTGAACTATTCACCTGGGCTCAGCGTGTTGCTAAAAGTAAATTAGGCGAAGGCATGAAAGCAGAACTATATGCTGGTTTGATTTATGAACGCAACGGCGGCGTATTTGAAATGTACGACATTCTAGCAGAAGCACAAAAATAATTTAATTTAACCAAATTAACTCAAAAGCCAGCAAATTACTTGACTGGCTTTTTTGTTGGCTATATAATAGTCTTATAGGAGAGCTATTATGACTAAGATGTACGGACCGGAAGAAAAAGCAAAACTAGAAAGATTAATCAATGAAGGATCAAATGTCCTTCGTGAAGTAGAAGACCTACAAGAAGGTCTTAAAGAAACAGTTAAAGCAGTAGCAGAAGAATTGCAGGTTAAACCCAGCATCATTAATAAAGCAATCCGAATCGCACACAAAGACAATTGGAAAGATCATGAATCAGAATGGAATGAAATTGAAATGATTCTTGGTGTTACAAAGCGTTTACCTGAATGATCATTGATTTTTTTAAACCCACTATAGAATGGATCAAAGATGACTACCATACTCATCCCTTTCGGTTTTTTATTGAACTACTTGCTTGGGCTGTGTCTATTGGGTGCAGTATCACTATGGCCGTCACCGTGCCTAATCCGCCACTACTCGCGCTATATCCTGTTTGGATCAGTGGCTGTGCTATGTATGCTTGGGCTGCTTATACTAGGAAATCATTTGGGATGCTGGCTAACTACATCTTGCTAACCAGCATTGATACGTATGGCTTGATTAGAATGCTAACTAATTAAATAAAGTAAGAAGGTAGGCGGGCCATAAACCGCACATTTGGTATTTGTGAGCCGGAAATCACAAGGAGAAAAAAATGAGTTATGTAGACGCTTTCTATGATAGAGAGCAGGATATTATTCGTGTCGTTGAACGTGACGACAAAGGAAAGAAGCAATTTCGTGAACATCCAGCTCGTCATATCTTTTATTATCAAGACCCTAAAGGCAAATTCCTTTCAATCAAGGGCGAGCCACTTACCCGTGTAAGTTGTAAAAATGTCAAAGAGTTTCGAAAAGAACTTGCTATCTATAGCAATAAAAAACTCTATGAATCAGATATCAATCCTATCTATCGTTGTTTAGAAGATCATTATCTAAATGCAGAACCCCCAAAACTAAATGTAGCGTTTTTCGATATTGAGGTAGACTTCGATCCAGAACGTGGCTACGCATCGCCAGACGATCCGTTTATGCCAATTACTGCGATTGCTGTTTACCTACAATGGATGGAAACCATGGTATGCTTGGCGATTCCTCCTAAGACGCTGAGTATGGAAGAAGCCAAACGTCAAGTTGAAGAATTTCCTAATACCATGCTGTTTGACAACGAAGCAGACATGTTGGACACTTTCTTAGATCTAATACAAGATTCCGATGTACTAAGCGGTTGGAACTCAGAGGGCTTTGATATTCCCTATACTGTTAATCGTGTTACCAAGGTTCTCAGTAAAGAAGATACAAGGCGTTTTTGTTTGTTTGATCAATTTCCTAAAAAACGTGAATACGAAAAATACGGCAAGGCTGCTGTTACATATGATTTAATTGGTCGTGTACACATTGACTCATTAGAACTTTATAGAAAATACACCTATGAAGAACGTCATACGTATCGACTAGATGCTATTGGCGAAATGGAAATTGGTGAAAACAAAACTGTGTATGAAGGTACACTCGATCAACTTTACAATAATGACTTCCGTAGATTTATCGAATACAACAGACAAGACTGTGCATTGTTAGACAAATTAGATAAAAAATTAAAATTTATCGATCTTGCCAATACTATTGCACACGAAAATACAGTTTTAATTCAAACTACAATGGGTGCTGTTGCGGTAACAGAACAGGCAATTATTAATGAAAGCCATCGTAGAGGAATGATTGTTCCGAATAGAGTTAAAATGGACGATCGTGGAGATACTTCTGCGGCAGGTGCCTATGTTGCATTTCCAAAGAAAGGCATCCATGAATGGATCGGCTCACTGGATATTAACTCGCTATATCCGTCAGCTATTCGTGCATTAAACATGGGTCCAGAAACAATCGTTGGGCAGTTACGTCAAGACGGTACTAAAGATTTTATTGCGGCTGAAATGGCAAAAGGTAAAAGTTTTGCATCTGCTTGGGAAGGTATATTCGGATCATTAGAATATACTGCTGTAATGAATAAAGAAGTCGGACGTGAAATTACCATCGACTGGGAAGGTGGTGGACAGGATCAACTCAGTGCCGCACAAGTTTATGATTTGATTTTTGAAAGTAATCAACCTTGGATGATCAGTGCCAATGGCACAATCTTTACATATGAAACAGAAGGTATCATTCCCGGATTGCTAAAACGTTGGTATGCCGAACGTAAAGAGATGCAGGCAAAACTTAAAGAATGTATAAAGGCAGGGAATAAAATTGAAGAAGAATATTGGGATAAACGGCAGCTCGTTAAAAAGATTTTGCTTAACAGTCTGTACGGTGCTATTCTTAATCCTGGTTGTCGTTTCTTCGACAATCGTATTGGTCAGTCAACCACTCTTACTGGGCGAGCCATTGCTCGCCATATGGCCGGGAAAGTAAACGAAATCGTTACCGGTGAGTATAATCACGTAGGCAAAGCTATTATCTATGGTGATACAGATTCGTGTTATTTTTCTGCGTATACTACGTTGAAGAAAGAAATCGAACGAGGCACATTGCCTTGGTCGAAAGAATCAGTAATTGAACTTTATGATACTATAGGAGATGAAGTAAATGGCACATTCCCCAAGTTTATGCAAGATGCTTTCCACTGCCCAAAGACCAGAGGAGAGGTCATCAAAGCAGGTCGCGAGATTGTTGCTTCCAAAGGACTATTCATTACAAAGAAACGATACGCAGTCCTCTACTACGACAAAGAAGGAAAACGTTCCGATGTTGATGGTAAACCGGGAAAAATCAAAGCTATGGGGCTTGACCTCAAACGCTCAGACACCCCTGTTGTTATCCAAGACTTCTTAAGTGA